CCGGATATCTGCTGGCCGAACTGCAGCAGGACGTTGTCCAGGCCGCTGAACGTGTACTGGTGGGCCTCGAATTCATCGTCCGCATCCATGAGGGTCATTCCCTCGTTGGACTGGAATCGTCGGATGAAGTCGATCTGCTTCATCAGCCCAGCCTCGGCCGGACCTCCCATGGCCAGGATTTGGCGCAAGCCCTTTACCTTGTACGTCCGCAGGTGAGCTTTGTAGACCAGCTGCGCCGCGCCCTCGGTCGTGCTGTCGAAGGCCAGTAGGCGGTCCCACAGGCGTTCCAGCACCGACTGGCCCCACATGTTCTCGGCGATGCTTTGCCAGTACGGAAGCTTGATGCCGTCAAGGCGAATCACCCGGCTGTAGTGGATGCGCTTGCCGACCAGAGCCGGCGCGGTTGAATAGACTTCGTAGAACTCCGGCTTACCTAGGTTCGGGCCGTAGTCCCTGACCAGGTGGGTAAGCGACGGCTGCACCATCCATCGATCCAGAGTAAGCAGCCCTTTGAACTGGCCTTTCGTGATGCTGTCCAGGTTCAAGGGGGTGCTGACGTCCTGGCCATCGATCAGCATGACCGCGATGGCGCCCCCGTACAGCCGCGCCCATTTCACCGTTTCGCACAGCGCGTCCCAGACCTGGAATTCTTCGAACGTGGCCTGGATGCGCTCGGCGTCGTCGGGATCGATTTCGCTGTCCAACTCAATGCCGGCGCGCGTCATATCCTCCGCGACCGCATCCACCGCCATTCCGCAGATCCAGGACGACCGATAGGCCGCCTCCATCTGGATCCGGTTGCGGCTGACCAGGTCGAAGGTGTAATGCCCCTTGGACGCCTGATTGGCGGCCTGGATGCCCACGCGCGCCTCGATGTTGGCGAACGAGTCGGCCACTTTGGCGGCTACCGGCGCGGCCTGTTGCGGCGTGCGCGGGAGCTTGCCGAATGTGCGACGACCCATGGTTTTCCTTAAGCTGCGAGGCGCGCCCAGATATCGAGCGCACGGGAGGCCGGCTGGTACGCGATCATTACCGCGTCCGCCAGGTTGGGGGACTTTGTATGGTCCGGCTGCTTGTTGACCAGGATCTTCCCGGCCGGCGTCTTGCCGTAGGTGGGCTGCGACAGCTCCATCACCAGCGCGGCCCGGTCCGGAAGATCAGGATTGATTGAGATCAACTCGTCGGGGTTGAACTCCATGCCCTCGGCGACCGCGCGGTAGGTTGCCTGGAAGCGCAGCCGCAGCGACCACCAGGCCTGTGCCTTGGCGTTGGCGAAGAAGTCCTTGTTCAGCCGCTTGGGGACCATTTCCCCATCCGGGTCATAGACTTCACCCGAGCCGCGGAAGGGTTCGACCAGGATCTGCCGTTTCGCGGCTGCCTGCCGTTCCTCATTGATCACGCGGGAATCGCCGCGCACGCCAGAGCCCAAGCCATCCGCGTCATAGTCCAGCAGTTCATACCCATACTCGTCGCAGTAGCCCATGGCGCGGACCACGGTGTCGAAGATGTCGCTTCCCTTGCCGGACCACTGGTGCAGGTACTCCAGCACGATGCCGTGGCGTCCGGCGAAGGCGTTCTTGTCCCGACCCTCGTCTGCCACGTCCAGGCCGGCCCGGCGCGCACCAGACGGGGTGATCCCCAGCTTCAGGTGTGCGCCGATGGCGGCCTGCACCCAGGAGGACGGGATCAACACGCCTTCCACGGAGGCGGCATAGTTGATGTCGATTTCCTGCGCCACCGTCACCGGGTCCAGATCTCGGACCTGCTTTTCGTACCAGGCGTCATCCTTGCGCGGGTCATCGCGCCAGTGAAACGTGAACACGGGGATCTTGCCGCTGTGGCGCCGCTGGGCGAACGGGTTGGCCGAGCCGTTCGGCGTGCTGATGTCTTGCCTGCAATTGGTCGTGGCTGCCAGGGACGCCTCCACCAGTTGGGGACGCTCCAGGAACGCCGACTCGTCGACGATGTAAAAGCTCGCCCGGTCACCGCGGCCAATGTTGTCGCCAGCCTCGCCGGTGATGACCGATCCCGTCTCCGGAAAGTGCAGCCGCATGTGAGCGGTGTGCACGCGCTCGTCCCAGCTGCCCCGGAACTCCACTGGGAGCAGTTTCAGGAACGCACGGGCCTTCCAGAACAGGGACTTCGGCGAGCCGATCTTGTCGACATACTCTTCCTTCCGCGACCCGAAGCCGACCGCCACACCTTCGCGGAACAGGCACACCGTGGCCGCCAGGGCGACCGTCAGCCAGGACATACCCATGTCGCGGCTCTTCTCGGTAATGCCGGGCTCCTGCCGCTCCCATCGCTCCATGAACCAGTGGATCCATTCTTCCTGCTTGGGGAACAGCAACAGCGGGATGCTGGACGGCAGGCCGAGCTCGACATTGCGCGGGTCGAAGGTCATGCCCCAGTCGATGATGAACTGGGCAGGGTTCTGAGCGTAATAGGCCTTCAGGTGCTTCAGCTGGTCGGGCATGGCCCGGATGCGCTTCAGCCGCTCGATCCGCCACTCGAAGACCTGGCCATAGTCAGGATTCTTCCAGTCGAACGCGAACGGTATGGGCATCAGTTCATCAGGGCACGGTAGGCAGCTGCAGCAGCATTCGGGTTGTCAGAAACCACGGTGGCGCCCTGCGCACCAGCGGGTGCCGGCGGCGGTGGCGGCTCGGGATTGTTCAGGCCGTAGATGTCCCGCTCCAGGGTGATCAGCACCTTCAGCGTCTCGCCCAGCTTCTTCATGCCGTCGACACGCGACCCGAAGGTCAGGACCTTTTCGTAGGCAGCGGCCCGCTTCTTGGCGCCGTCCTCGCCCTCTTCCCGCAAGAACTCGCCCAGCTGGCCGAACAGCTCCGGCTCATTGGTCTGGGCTTCCAGCTCGGTGAAGAGCGACATGCAAAGGTGCCGGGCCCGAGCGACATCCTTGCGCTGTGTCAGTCCCACGGAGGCGACCCGCAACGCCTCGTTTTCAATTATTTCCTTCTCGGAGTACGCATCCTCGTCTTTGCGTACCGAGTTGCGTACTTCTTCCCTGCGTACCAGCGCATCGGCCTTGGCGCGGATCTTCGGGCCTAGGTCGCGCTCCCACCCGTCACGCTTCGCGCGCTTCCGGATCGCTCCTTCCGTGATCCCATGATCGGACGCCATCTGCCGCAGCGTACGGAGGCCACCCCGATACTCGGCCTCGATCCGCTCCCAATCCGGCGCGAGCTTCTTGGCTTCTGTCATGCTCAGCTCAGGGTGAACCCAGTGATAACGCCGTCGGCATTCACCTGGGGGGTGATCGTGTTGGTGTAGGTGCCTGTGACGGGCACGGTAAGCGGGGAACCGTCCTGCACTATGGCTGCGTCCGCGGGAAGCGTCAGCCCGGTCAACGCCCCGCCGCTCACGCCGATCAGGCCACTGAAGCCGCTCGGCACCCCAGCCACGCTTTTGATTTCCAGCGGCAGTTGATCGACCACCACCCGCGAGGTGGCATTCGCCAGCTGGACTGACACCGTATTGGCGGTCACACGACCAATTACTGCCGTGCTGCCCGAGCTGTCGTACTGCTCCAGGTTCAAGCTGTCCTCGCCATCCTGGACCACGCCGTAGTTATGGGGCAGCGCGACGTTCTGGAAGGTGTCGCTCGCCACATGCGCGGTGACCATCGCAAGCAGGCCGGTGTTGTCTTCCTTGGACAGCGGCAGGCTGTTGCCGTCCGTGACCAGGGTATTGCCGGCAGGGAACCGGACATTGGTAAGGGCGCCCTGGTTCACAAAGGCCGTGCCGTTGCCTGCGCCCGAGCCCCCGCTGGTGGCCAGCGCCACGGTGCTATTGGCAGCGACCATAGCGACTGTGGCCGGCAGCGTGACGGTGACTGCGTCGTCCTGAACGTCGGCGGTGCCCTGGTAGGTCGGCGAAACATCGTTTGCCGGCTTGACCGTGACCGTCTGGCCGTCCTGCACGGGCGCGCCGCCTTCCGTCGTCTCGCTCGCACCAAAGCCCGTGGCCGGATTGTTGAATCCTGCGTCTACTGACATGGCGCTCACCAGTTCGTGGCGAGGGTGGCGACGCAGTAGGCGTCCGCCGGGGCGCCCGTCACCGTGATCCGCACAGCCTGGATGCCAGAAAGGAACGGCGCCCAGCGACGCTCCGTCGTCAGGTCCAGCGGATTGGCCCCCTGCTCCCACACGTCCGAGAACGCGCCCATGGCTTCGATCGTGGCGGAACCCGTCACGGCAGCCGTGTAAGGCGTGCCGTCAGCCTTCTGGAAGGACAGGGAAACCTCGTTCCAGCACGGCAGGTAACGGACGCCGATATTGATCGTCGCGGTACCGTTCTGGAACGGCTGGGATTGCTTGGCCATGGTGGGTCCGTGAATTGGTTGCGATGGCTGGATTCGAACCAGCGATCTCCGGGTTATGAGCCCAGCGGGATGACCACTTCCCTACACCGCGTCTGAAAGTCGTGGGGCCGGAGCACTGCGCCGGCGGTCGGTAATCCGGCGGCGGTCATGCAGCTAACGGCGGCGCAGGCCAGAGCCAGCATGCGTGCGGAACTCCGCACATCCGGGCACTCCTGCATGCTGGACGGGCCTGCCGGATATCGCTGGTTGGTTGCTGCGGCTTCTCCCACTGGGCTGCCGCCTCAAACCTTCCCCGTGCACCCAGGGAGGAGGACCCGTTTCAGCGGGGATGGCGAGGCGGCAGCCCGGTGGGTTGATAGACCTATCTGGCGGACGGTATAACAGCGGCCAGCATCACCATTCCGCCCGGGAGGCACTTTGTTAATACAGACGTCCGCGCTATGTATTTTCTTTGCGATCTGTGGCTTTGGGGTCGGTAGGCTAAGGCGACACGCTGTCTGGCGGAAAAAGCGACTTACCGCACGACGGCGCGCTCAGAAGGATCGGCCTGCCATTCTGGTCACACGTGAACAAGCCATTGAGTTCTACACGCAGCTCGAGGATCGCATCGACGAAAGCAAACGTCAGGTCATGAAGCATTTCGCCGCTTTATTGCTGGGCGGTTTAGCGGCCGTGGCTGCACTACTTGGAAGCAATAAGGGCGACCCCTATATCCAGCACATTGCCGTGGGATGCTTTTCTCTCGGATTGTTGATTTCAATGGCGGCCAACTCGCATTCGAGTCAGCTCAACTTTTCTGCGGGTAGGCTTTTCCGGGCGTTTCAGAACGATCCGCATGGGGAGAAGTTCGGTATAGAGCTGCGAAAGCCGACTACGGGTTTGTCTACCTTTTTTATGTCGATCGCCCTATACACCTGCTTCTGGATCGGCGTGACTATGACGATGCTTTCATTCGTGCCAGAAGCGTGCACACGCCCGTCCTCAAAGTGGGGCGTTATGCAGACCTGCTCCATTGTCCATTATCTTAAGAAGGCGGACGAAGAAGGTTAAAAGCCCCGGCCAATGACTCGGGGCTTCATTCTCTCCAGGCGTGCGAAGGGAGCCTTTTCGGCTCCCTCTACTCGGCCACGCTAGGCGTGTCGGCTGTCAAGTTGTGATCCGGATTCTGAGCCCTAACAGCCCTTGCCGCAAGCCTGCCCATGATCGTCGCGAGAAAGCCACACGCCTTTGCCATTTCGGCGTCGAAGTCGGCGAAGCGAATGGCGGCTGCGCGGCATACCCTGTGCGGATGCAGTCGGTAGGTGTAATAGCCGGCGAGCATCATCTTCGATTTCATCGGCATCATGTCGTTGCGCCAGGCGCGCTCTACCTCCGTCGCGTCTGACGTCTGGGCCCGCGTGGGAGGCTCCGACCTGTGCTCCGGCTTATACTTCCCGGCTAGGACGGCCAGCTGGTGGCATATCTTCGCCGTGGGGCTCGCGCCCGGCGTGATCTTGTCCCGCATCACCCATCCCCAGTTCTCCAGCCGTTCGTGCAGCTCCGGGCCGATCTTCACCCTGAAATCCATCTCGCGCGCCATATCCTCTCCCGCAAAAAGCCGCTCTATCCTTGCCAGTGCAGCTTCCGGCGACGGCCGGCGCGCCTGCATCCCCTGTTTTCGTTCCAGCACCTTGGCGGGGTCCCCGCGCTCCCAGCGCTCTTGCCAGCTCACTGGACACCGCCGTCACGTGCGCGGCTGCCCATGTTCAGCATGCGCGGCTGGACCGCTTCAGCCCGGGCGGCTGCAGCCCGCAGTGCAGGCGACAGACGCAGCGCCCCGGTGAGCACGCTCGCGGTGGCAATCGGCGCAGACACAGGCGTTTCCGGCACCACGATCTGCCCGCGCTTCCTGGCGAGCTCTGCCTTCCACCGCGCGATTGCTGCGTCGGGCGTCTTGGCGCGCCGCGCGATGCCGCCGCCGGTACACAGCCAGCTGCCCTGCTGCTCTTGGCGTACCAGCCACTGGATGGACGGCATCCCGGGATCCTTCACGCGACCGCACATACCCCGGCGGGAAAGGATCTGCGACACCCGGCCGCTCGATATGCCCAAGTCGGCGGCGATCGCCTTCGCGCACTCTCCCGCCGCGGCGCGCGACGACCACGGCATCGCGTTCCGGCATTGGCTTGTTGCTCACAGCAGAGCCCCTTGCGCCTTTGGCGCGCGCTTGGTCTTGGGCTTCTGCCGCTTGGGCGTCGGCGTCCAGGTCCCGGCCTCCTTCGCCATGGCCCAGTGCAGGATCGCCAGCGCGTCGGCTTCGTTGTCGTCTTCGACGCGGAAGCCGCGCGCCTTGGCCTGAGCCACCATGTCCGGCTTCTTGGCCTGGTGATTGCCAGTCCAGGTCTTCTTCACCGTGGCCACGTAAACCGGATGGATCTCCAGCCGATGGCTGTCGGCGACCATCTCCATGACGGCCTTGAAGCCGCCGTAGACGTCGCCGGCAGTCCCGCTTTTGTGGCCGCCGCCCTTCAGGCTGCCGCCCTGGATGACGACTTCGTACGCGATCGCGTTGATGTTATGCGCCACGATGGTCTCCGCCAGCCACGAGCGGAAGCGCTGCCAGCGCTGTCCCGGCGACCAGCTGGCCCGCGGGCTGAAGTTCTCGACGCCGTGCAGGATCTTGCCGTCGCGCCGGCGCACCGCGTAACCGGTGTGGTTGGCCAGATCCAGGGCGAGAATGGACGTGTTGATCTTCGCTGCCATCGCCGCAACCTGCTCGCGCAGCTGGTCGGCAGCCTCGACCAGCGGCAGCCCTTCCAGGCGCTGCAGCGTGCCGGCCATAGGGTCGAACGGGTCCACGTCTGGGAGGGCGTGTAGGGTGCTGGTCATGCTGCGGTTTCCTCTTTCTGGTCCGAATCGATCCACGACGCTCCTTGCGCAGCGTTCTTCGGCACACCCATGTGTTGCTGCGGCGCACGGCATTCGCGACCAAGCACCTGCAGCATGTGGCTGCCCAGTCGATTGGCTGTCCGGAACCCGATGCCGCCGACCGTCAGCAGGTCGGCCCTGCCCATCGCTCGGATGCGCGCTCGGACCTTTTCGGTTGTTTCCGCGCCACTGCCGCGGCTCGCCAACCACATGGCGGCCTTGAACAGGTCGCGCCGGTTGTGGATGCGTGCGGTGATGTCGTCGTGCTCTCGGCGCGGCGCGCCGAAGTGCAGCCGGCACCACCAATCCTTCGGGCCCTGTGTGCTGGCTGACATCGTCCCGAGCAGACAGCAGCCATTGGCCGCGCACATGCCGTAGGTGCCGGGCACGTCGGTATCGCCGCTTACCGCGGCGCTGGCTTGGGCGTATGCGTTCATCATCCCTGGGACTCCTGGTAGGCGCGGACCTTTTCCGCGGTATCTGCCTTCAAACCCTCAAGGCGTACGCGCTCCGCTTCGGCGGCGCGCCGCTGCTTGTCCGCCGGGCTGACCGCGTTGGCCAGCAACTTGCGAATACGGTCGATCGCTTGGCGCGCGTCGACATCGGGGAATTCGTCTTCCGGCATCGGCGGCGGCAGGAGCGCGGCAACTTGCGGCGCCGGCAACAGGCCGGCGGCGGCCGCGCACGTCAGCGTCGCCTCGCGCTGCTGCATGTCCCAGCCCAAGGACGCGACCCAGCGCGGTGCAACGCCGCGAGCCCGCGAAGCAGCGACCAGCCGGTCATAGGTCTGCCGGAAGGCCATCCGCGCGCCGACTTCATCGCCCAGGTCCAGTACCGGTCGGCAGGCAGCAAAGGCCTGTGCGGTTTCCGCGGTCCAAACCACGGTGGCGGCTTCATCGCGCGCGGTGAGTGCCATGGCCCACGCCTCATCGGCGCCTGGGCGGTTGTCGCCTGCGCCCTGCCCCAGCAAGGCCAGGATCTGCGCTGGCGTGGGCGGAAACTTCGGCTCGGTCGACACGTACTGGCCGAACGCCGCAGTGATCGCGGCAAGATCGAAGCGCTCGAGCATGCGAAACCACAGCATCTGCGTCGCAGCCATGGGCGGCTGCCGGTTGTAGACATCGAAGACGCCCAGCAGCAGGTCGGAAAACGGCTTGTTGTCCGTGAGGTTCATGCGGCCTCCATGTCGACGGTGCGGCCGTCGTCGCCGTGTCCGCCCATCAGCCGCAGGAATTCCTGCTGGCGCCGTTCGGCAATGGAATGTCGATTCGTCGGGGCAGCCTGGCGGCCACGCTGGCGCAGCTTCGCCCAGTCGTCCCGGATCGCGTTCATGAACGCCTGGTCCCAATCGGCGTAGCGGTAGTCCCGGGCCTTGGCGCAGCCGATGAAATGCTCCAGGTGCGCAGGCAGGTCGGCAAAGCCCTTTTCCAAGGCCCAGCGCGACACGCGTTCGGAGACTCCGAAGTCGTCGGGCAATGGGCGCTTCGCGCTTGCGCGTCGCGCGATATCTTTTATGTTTTCCTTTTCTATCTTTTCCTTTTCTACCTCTTCTGTAGGGAAAACTGGTACTGCTTCGGGTGAAAATTGGGACTGCTTCGGTGGAGAAATTGGGACTGCTTCCCCCTCCATAGCAGTACCAGTTTCGGGACTGCTTAGTGGTACCGGATTTGGTACCGCTTCTAGGGAAATTTGGGACTGCTTAGCGGTACCGGATTTGGGACCGCTTTGAGCCTTCGAAGGTGTCCCGCTTTCGGGACTGCTTTCAGGCTCGACGAGCAGGTACACGACGACCGATTTGGTCTGCCCTTCCCGCTCGCCGGTGTCACGCAGATAGCCCGCGTCGATCAAGCGCTGGATGTTCGCGAGGACCGTCTTGCGATCCTGGCCGGTGGCATTGACGAGCGTCGTGGTGGATGCCCAGGACCGCATCGGCTCATCGCCGCCGCGCTCGCCGACCTGGTGGTAATGGGCCATCGCCACCAGCACGAACTTAGCGGGCGAGTGTTGGACGGGCTGCTTAAGCGCCCACGTGACAGCCTGATAGCTCAAGCGGCCTCCAAGTGGGATATGGCAGCGGCCCGCAGCGCCCCTTCAGGCACTTTGCAACCGCGGTCCAGCAGGATGTGTATGCACTCGCGCAACAGGGCTTCCTGCGCGCCGTATTTGGTCTCGAAGCGGGTCTTCCAGGGATGGACAGCGATGCGCCCAGGCGCACCGGTACCGTCCTGGTGGTTGCCAGCGCTCAGCGGAAGAACCAGCCAATGCGCGTCAGGCTTCGTCCGGCCGTCGATGTGGTGGATGCTGCAGTGGTGATCGATGATGCCGTCCTTGCGGCTGGCGATGCAGCCGACCTCGCGGACCAACATGTCCCAGAAGCGGCGCTGCTCGGCGGTCGGATTGCGGCCCTTCATGCGCCGAAGTCCTGCAGGATGGAATCGACCGCTGCCGCAGCCGCGTCATCGCCGACAGCCGGCCATAGGAACCGAGTCGCGCGCTTCGAGCGCAGGAAGGCCAGCACCTTGACGTGGTGCTCGTAGAACTCGGTGTCGTCCAGGGAGTCGTAGGCGATCGATTTGGGCAGCGCGACCGGCTTACCGTCAGGGCCCGGCACCAGCTGGCAATGCCCTGCCCCGACCTCGATCCACTTCCTCAGATCTTCCGTATTGGCGAACTGCTCCTGGTTGTCGAAAATGGCGCCCAGCATCGCCATGTGCAGGCGATGGAAACGTGGGCTCCGTGGGAAGCGATGTTCGAATGTGATCGTGGCGCCGAAGGGAA